TCAATTTGCTCGAGTTCGTGTTCAATCTCGACTAATTGTTCCTGGTACCTTCTTGCTTTGGTTTGCGCCTGCTTAATATCAAAGTCTATCTGCGCTTTTTTTAAGGGATCTATTTGGTCGCCTAGATCTTCTAACCAATTGGTAAGTTTTTTTATTTCATTTTGTTCCTTCTGAATTTCTTCAGAAAGCTCGCGATGAGATTTCAAAGAACGTTCAGCAAAAGCCCTGGTCTCTTCATCGAGGTCACCAATAGACGCAGTTAGACTTTGATATTAAGCAGGCGCAAACCAAAGCAAGAAGGTACCAGGAACAATTAGTCGAGATTGAACACGAACTCGAGCAAATTGAGAGTGCTCCCGATAAAAAGAAAATGGAAGCTAATTGGGGAGCAGCGGTAGTAGTGGCAAACCAAACTGCTGAACTGGTTGAAAAAGCTTTGGGAACTTTTGATTTTGCCGTAGGAATAGAAGCCACAAGAACTCAAATACAACGCTTAACCGGGGAAAGTGGGGATCGTCTAGACGAACTTACCGCAAAAGCGCATCGGTTAGGAAGGGTTTATAAAGAAGACCCTGCCGAAATTGCCAAAGCTGCTAATGTAATGACGCAGCAAATAGGAGGTTCTTTTGATGAGAATTTTGCACTAATTGAAGCCGGTTATCAAAAAGGAGCAAACCTTAATGGTGACTTTTTAGACCAGTTAAAAGAATATCCAACCTTTATCAAGCAAGTTGGTTTATCGGCTTCCGAAATGGTGGCCATAACGGCTCAAGCAAATAAAGAGGGCGTTTTTTCAGATAAAGCTTTAGACTCCATCAAAGAGGCAAACCTTTCTTTGCGTGAGATGGGACAACCTCAAATAGATGCGTTAAAAGGAATCGGTTTAGAAGTTAAAGACTTAGCAGATAAAACCGCATTTGAGGCCGTACAAATAATCTCTAGGTCAATGGACGGGGCGACCGATCAGGCTAAGCAATTAGTTTTAGCAGATATTTTTAAGGGTGCAGGCGAGGACGCCGGGCTTGGTTGGGTTGAAGGTCTAGGTAGTATTGACATGGATATCAATAAGATTGAAAGTGTTCAAGAAGCTGGTGCGGGGATTCGCGGTTGGCTTGCGGGACTTGAAAGTAGTTTTGCAAATACCTTTGGAAGTATCGTTACCAATGCCAACGAACTTAGCGGTGTAACTACAATGATCGCCTCTATGATTCCGATCATTCAAACCCTTTCTAAAGTTACTTGGATACAAAACGCCGCCACTAAGGCGATGACCGCCGTGCAATGGTTATGGAACGTGGCTTTAAATGCTAATCCGATTGGTTTAGTTATAGCCGGTGTAGCTGCATTAGTAGGTGTTGTTACTTGGGCTTGGTCAGAATTTGAAGGCTTCCGAAAAATTGTAATGGGCGTTTGGGAAGTGATGAAGCTCTTTGCCGTGGTCATAAAAGATTTAGTCATTCAAAGATTAAAAGATATGCTTTCGGGCATCACCGGTTTAGGTTCTGCCCTAATGAAATTCTTTAAAGGAGATTGGGAAGGAGCTTGGGAAGCCGGTAAGCAAGCCGTAACCGATTTATCAGGTATTGAAGCGGGAAAAGAAGCATTAGGTAAGCTTTCTAAAGGAATTGCCGATGCTTATGCGACCGGAGCAGAAAAAGGCGCGGAAAGTTGGGCGGCCGATCAAGAAAAAGAAAAGCAAACTACCGGTGATTATGACTTTTCAAATATGGCCGGGACTGAAGCTCCAAAACTTGATGGCTTAAATAAGATAAATACACCGAGTGGTTCCGGGTCAGGTTCGGGTGGTACCAGTGCACCAAAAATGTTGAATGTTACCCTAAACGTCAATAATAATTTTGATGTAAAAGATGGTGCTGACTTCAATAATAAACGTGATGAGATTTTAGACTATATCGTGGGCAGGATGAACGATACTTTAAAAGATGCATTAATAGCAGCTACATAATGGAAATGAATTATAACATATCACAATTATTTGCGGAAAGCTTTGGACTTAAAGTTAATCAAGGTTATTCTCCTGAAATAGTTTCGGGAAAAGCAAATGATCCTAAAGGGATTTATGAGGGGATTAGTTTTACGGATGATTTACAGCAATCTGAAAAAATGAGTCATCTAGGGACACCCGTTCTTTTTCCAATTACTTTTTCAGCAGGTTCTTATAAGAAATATGATGAGTCAGGTAGAATAGTTTCTAGCAATTTAAGTGATTTTACTTTGCCTTATTCCTGTGTTATAGATTTTAATCGTCCAAAGATTATATCAAAAACAAATATGAGTAATGGTTACGGAACTGTTAAAGAAATTTTTGGGTTTGATGACTGGCAAATTGATATCAAAGGATTTTTTCTTCCACAACCAAATCATCCACAAGGGTTAATATCTCCCTATGATCAAGAAAATATGATGAACTCTTGGGATGAATTAGCCTGCTCAATAGCAGTAGAAAATAAACTTTTTACCAATCGAGAAATTGCATCTATTACTATTGAAGATTTTAAAGTTGGAAGCCAGCGTGGCAGACCAAATGTAAGGCCATTTACTATCAGAGCTACTAGCAATGACCCCATTGAACTTGAAATTTCTTTGTTATGACTCTAGCAATGATTTGTAAAATAAATTTTCCAGCTACTGAAAATAGAAGTTCAGTTACAATACGTCGTGTCGAAAGTATAAATATTGAGAGCTCTTGGGAATTTTTAACTGATAGGGCAAACATTACAATGGCCAGAAATGTAAAGTTATTTAAAAATAAAAAAGTTAGAGAGATTTTTAGAAATGGTGATCCGGTTGAGATTTGGATGGGTTACGATAAAGAAGAAAATTTAATTAAAGAATTTGAAGGATACATCACTTCAGTTTCGGCAGATATTCCTATTGAAATTAAGTGTGAAGATAAAATGTTTGAGTTGAAAAAGCATAACGTGAATTATGCTATGAAAACAACTCACCTTAAAGATTTAATAGCTGCGATTATTCCGGAGGGAATTAATACAGATGTAGCAGATATGGAGATTTCAAAAGAGCGCTTTCCAAACACGACCACGGCAAAGGTTTTGGAGAAGCTTCAGGAAAGTAATATTTATTCCTATTTCAAAGGTCAAACTTTGGTAGTAGGTAAAATTTATAGTGACGATGAGCAAAGACCGGTTGTTTTCAATTTTGCTAAAAACGTGGTTGATAATAACCTTCAATATAAATTAAAGGAGGATGTAATGGTTCTTATAAAAGCTACTTCAACACTTCCTAAAGGGCAAAAGATTTCAGCTGAATTTGGTGATAAGGGTGGCGTACAACAAAGCCTAAGTTATTATAACATCAATAGTAAAGATGCGCTTTTGATATTGTGTAAAGAAGATTACGAAAAGTTTAAAGTTGATGGCTATAAGGGAGATATGACCGTATTTGGCATCCCTTCCGTACAACACGGAATGAAGGCTATTGTAGAAAGCGATTTATACCCTGATCGTAACGGAACATACTGGATAAAAAGTATAACTAAAAGTTATGATACTGGTGGTATTAGGCAAACTTTAAACCTCGATCAAAGAGCAGCATAATGGAAAAGCTAAAAGAATTTAAAACCCTCTTACAGAAAAAGGCCAAAGATCAAGTGCCTATACAGACCGAATGGGTAGCGGTAAAGTCTGTTAATTGGCAAGAGAAAACAATGGTCGGTACCGGCTTAGAAAATGGGTTGGATTATGAGGATGTTCTTTTAGGCCTTGGATCATTTTACAGCAAACCTAAAGTTGGTACCATGGCTATTATTGGCACGATCAATAATAGTGCTGCAGCTTTTATGATTGATTGTGAAGAAACTGAAGAACTCGCGTGGAAAAATGAGGAAAGCGAGTATAGAATTACACCAGAAGGTTTTGAAGTGAAGAAAGGCAACGAAAGCCTTAAAAAAATCTTGAATGATTTTATCAATGAGGTTAACAAGATCGTAGTCATTCAGGGAACCACAATAAACCAAGTGGCGGTCGAAGAAATTAAACAACGTTTAAATACTGTTTTAATATAGTTTAAATGGCAATTACAGAACAACAATTAGCAATAAAAATTGAAGAGGCTTACGATGCCGTTTCCGGAGATTCTAATGTGAATCCTGAAGAAGCAAGAAAGCAAGTAGCGGAAGATCTTGCCGCAGCGATTGCACAATTTGTAATTGGTAGGCAAACCACCGGCGTAAGTTCTGATGGGGCAACTGTAAATACCACGATCAATGGCTAAAGATATACTACTGGATGATGATGAGGATTTACTTTTTAAAAATGGGGATTTATTGATTGATGAATCCGAATTACAAGAAGTGGCTTTAATCTTACAATCTCATCAAGGCAATTGGAAAGAAAATGCGATTGTTGGTGCCAACCTTACTAAAGAAATTAGAGGCTTAAGTCGTAACCTTAAATATGAAAGAAATATTCGAGTTCAGATGAGGCTTGATGGAAAAAGCTATGAACAAATAAAGAATAGAATAAAGTTAAAATTATGATACAAGATTTTTTCTTACAGCATTTAGGAGAATTAGCAACGGCTCTAATTGCGGGGTTTTGTGGTTGGTTATTTCAGAGAAAACAAAAACACGCCGAATTAGAAGCTTTAAAAGCCGATAACGGCCAGAAGATTATTGATTTATATCAAGAATCGTTGGACGATCTTAAAAAGCGATATGAAGAGCGATTTACCGAATTGCATCGTGAGGTAGAGCTGCTAAGAAAAAATGTAGAACTCTGGAAAAATAAATACAGGGATCTCAAAAAGGAATTTGATTTATATAGAACTAAACATCCGTGAAAATAACCGCAATAAAATATCAATCCTTATCAGATTTAGTGCTACAAGCGACCGGTAGTGTTGAAGGCTTGGTGGCTTTTGCAGTGGCTAATGAAAAAAGCGTTACTCACATTCCCGAACCCGGAGAGGTTTTTAAAGTTCCGGAAGGCTTACCGGTCAATATTGATATTAGGGATTATTATGCCGCTAAAAATATTAAGCCTGTAAGCGGTGTAGCGGCTGCATCGGGAGCGACTCAATTTTTTATTGCGAATGGATTTATTGACTTTGGATTTACAGAATAGTTATGGAACAACAAAATATTAGAGAACACAATGGTGTAACCTTTTCAGTAGAAGAGGCAGCTGCTTGGTTATTAGAACTTGATCGCAGAACTAAAAGTTCTCAGAATGGTCGTAATTCTATTGACGAACTGGCGAGTGCCATTTTCAATAAAGTTGATAAGGTAAACGGAAAAGCATTATCGACGAATGATTTTTCAAATGAAGAAAGAGAATTGCTTTTGTCTTTCAAAAAATCATTAGAGGAACAAATTATAAACGATGGTGGTAATTACGATGGTCTTGAAATAACTAAAGGGATGGTCATTTTTACAAATGAAAATCAGCAGGCTATTATCAACGGAATTACAGGAGGAATAAAGCGATTCACAATTGTAAACCGTTCAACTAATTTTCTTACAAGAATTAACTCTAATGCTGATAACCTTGAACCTGATGCATTACCAATTGAATTACCAAGTGGTATGGCTCAGGTGGGAATAAAGGGTTTTGCTCATTTTAAGTTAAGCGAAAGCTTAAATAAATATGAAATGGTAAACGGACTTGGTATTCCTTATGCTCCCGAACATTTAGGAATTACAGAAAAACAGGCGATTATCGTAAAACCGGATGGTAGTACAGAAGTTATGGAGCTGGACGAGGTTGAGATTTACAAAAATGCTCAAGCTACGCCAATGACCAAAGCTGATTTAAATAATGAATTTGGCGACAAGTCAGAAGGTTTTGAAGTCGTCTGTCCTTTAATCAATTCCATTTACAAAAAACGCTCAGATTCAACTAACAGTAATTGGGATAAAATACTAACAGAAACGATTAGCTAAAATGCCAATTAGTACTAAAAATAATAAAATATCGGTAAAAGGCGGCAAAATAGTAAACCGTCTAATTAAAACATTGGCTTTCGAAACAAAAGGCGACCGTTTTCCCACAACTTCTTATTCGGGTAATTATAATAACAATAACCCATTTGGTAACGAGCGGGTTTATTTTGACTTTATCGCACCTTGTGAAATTATTATAGAGTTTGGCGACGGTATAAGCCAAATTTATACGGCTTCACAGATTAATACTAATTTGTATCGTATTGGGTTTACCGTAAGTGGAAACCCTATTAATGAACTTGATGAGAATACGATTCGGCCAACTCATTTTTATGATGATGAAAACATCGGTACTAGAATTATTTCTTTTACATTTTCTAATCCGGAAACTTTTCTTGGCTACTTCTCTAATAGGATCATATTTCAGGGTAACCCACCGGATACTTTAGATAAGTTCCCAAATTTTGAAGATTTTACTATGGCGGGAGCAAATGAGTTGACCTCATTACCCGTTGCTCTTCCTAATTCTTTAAAAAAATTCGATGTTGGTAATTCATTAATTGCGAGGCTTAATCAAATACCGGATTCTATTTTCAATACTCAAATGGAGCGTTTGGTTTTGGCTGGTTTATTTGATCTCTCTAATTCTGAAATATCAAACCTTTTTAAGATCAATCAACTAAAAACTACTTTAACCACGCTTAGGTTGGATGACTGTAAATTAAAAAGTCTTCCAGAAGAAATGGGACAATTAGAAGTAATAGATTTTCTCAACTTAATTAGTTCGGAATTTGATATTTTTCCTGATCAATTCAAAAGCTGCGAAAGTTTAACACGTCTTTATATTGGGAATAGATCAAACTATAATTCGGGTGCTCTAGCAGATGCTACTTATCCCGATTCAACTAACCTAATTAATCTTAGATACTTAGATATTCAATTTTCTAACCTATCGATGGGTGAAGATTTAAAAGAATTTTTAAGACCTCTAGTTTCGATCTATCAAATTATACCGGGATTTTTTACGGTTAGTGTGGGTACAGTTGAAAGATTAGATCAATTTATCAATACGATTTATGAAGTAGTTACTGAAGAGGCTTATTTAGACCCTTCGTCTGCTCCGGTTAGCGAATTATACCCTAATAAACATAGAGGTGTTGTTTGGGGGCATTCATCACTTCAACCCACGGGAACGGTTGAAGCTCCTCCCGAATTTCAATTAGGAGCTAGTAATGGTAACCCGCAACATCCGGGACACCAAGTTTATGTCTTGATGTCTAATTATTCACACAACACACCATATTAAAATGCAAAGAATATTAATAGAATGGGATTTGAAGCAAGCGAAAATTATCAAGGTATCACTAGTGGATGATATTATAAGAATGGGCGGTAATTATGAAAAAGCTTGTACAACAATAACTCAAGCTAAATTAATAGCCGCTGCATTGGGGTATTCTATTCAACCGATTATTGATTTTGAAAATACACTATAATGGCACAACCAATTAATGAAGTACAAGACGAGTTGATGCAATATACGGCATCTGCCGATAGCTTACCGGCTATTGATCTGCTTACCGAAAATGAGCAACAAACCTTGGGGAATATTACCTCTGAAAGTAAGGTTAGCGTCTTCCGTAAGCTTATTTATGTAGTTGCAAAAGCAATAGTAACACTTCAAGAGCTTTGGGATGTTTTTAAGGCAGAAATTGAAACACTTATCGCTGAAAGCAGACCATTTACAAAAAAGTGGTACCGAGAAACTGCCTTAGCATATCAACACGGTGACGCTCTAAATATTTGGAATGAGTACGACCAAATCGATACTGATGTACAAGTGGTTAAAAAAGCAGCGGTTGTACAAACAGTAATTAACGGCGTGGGAGCTTTACGAATGAAAATAGCCGGTAATTACAATGGAGAGCTTCAACCCGTAAGCCCGGAAGAACTTGGCGGCTTTCAAGAATATATTGAGCAAAAGGGAGCGGCGGGAGTTTATGTGGTTGCTACTACCGGCGAGCCGGATCTATTAAAGCTTCAATATAAAATATACTTTGATCCCCTTATACTGGACAACCAAGGTAGAAGATTGGACGGGACTGATAACACACCAATTCAAACGGCAATTAAAAACCATTTAAAAAATTCTAATTCAAGAGATTTTAATGGGGTGTTGAGTTTAGCCAAATTAACAGATGTAGTACAAGCGGTTCCCGGAGTGATTGACCCGTTTTTAGAATATGCGGCGTCTAAGTATGGAGCCTATAACTATGAAGACGCAAACAGTTCTAATACCGTTGGCCAGATCGATAATTATCGCCAACCAGATAGCGGTTATTTAAAACTGGATGAAGAAGTTTCAACCTTTGAATTTTTACCGGCATAATGATAGCAGAAATCATTTATAGCGTTGATTGGAATTTATTCCCGCAGTTGTTTGTTCCAGGAGCAAAAAAACCGAAGCAAGCGGCTGTATTTAGAATTTTCTTATCGAAAGTTAAGCAGCTTCATACTGATTTTTTGCTTTACAGAAATGAAAGTATCTATAAAGTTCGACACAATGCAAGTGTAGGACTTTTAGAAAAAATGCTCAATGATAAGTTTGACCCCAATCAACGCCGAATTTACATTAATAATGTGCAACGCACGGAAGATTTAAGGGTATACAGTTTTCCTGAAGAAAAGGAAATCGGTGTGAGAACCGATCAAGCCATAGGAATTAGAACCGGTAACAATTTTAACCCGGATAGCCCGGATTTTAAAGTGTTTATTCCTTTAGATATTCAACCGGTACAACAAATTGAAATTGACGGTTTGATCATAAGAATTAAAGCACAATTAGACTATTATAAACTTTATGCAAAGAAATACGAATTAGTATGGATCAATTAATATTTAGCCAAGAAGGATGGCCATTAGTTCAAGAATCGGTTTTATTTATTGAGCAAATGTTTAAAAAGCCAATTGAGGCTTTAGGGCAATCGGTGGGTGATAATGTCATCATCTTCGGTATTGAAGAAAATAACGGAGCTGTGTCGCCCGGTTATGTTGTTCATAACGGAGAACTGTTACCATTTATAGCCGGTAACTTGGGTGAAAATGTTGTTATCGTAGAAGAAACCACAGAGGCGAACTATGATACCAATAATGATGGGAACTTTACCAATTTAGCCCCAGTATGGAAAAAGCGTTATGCAAAATTTGGACTTGCAGGAACCGGTGTGGAAGATATACCATTTGCAGATTTTGAAAGGATTGAAACACTTAAAGATTTAAAGTATCGTCCAGATTTTTTACACCAAGGTAAGATCAATATAAATTTTTCAGACCCAACTTTATATGATGGAACCTATACCGATATTGAAGACGTATCTCCAAACTATTCTTTTAATAATGCAAAACATTACAAAATTCATTTTCCCGAAATAATCGGCGACTATTACCCTTTAATTTATTCAAGGATGGGACAATTTAACAAGGTTGAAGCAATAGAGGTTGGTATTGTAGAAAGAGCTTCTAATTACATTACCATTGCGCTAATGAACTCCGATACTTCAAATTCTGATCCGAGTTCAATAGAAATGACCCATAGAATTGAAATGTACTTAATAGGAAAAAAATACTAAGATGAAATACGGAATCAAACACAACAATGGAACTATAAAAGCTATAACACAGTTTAACGGTGATATAATTGCTGGCTTTATTGAAATCACAAAAGCAAAATATGATGAGTTTGTAGAAATTTTAAACACTAAGACTTATGTGGTGTATGATGAAACCAAAAATGTAATAAATGTAGATTCAGCAAAGGAAAATGATATTCAAGAAAATTTTAATAAGCAAATTTTAAGGAAGCAACTTAAGCAGCTGAGTATAGAAATTGATCTAAAGAAAAAACTAGACGAGGACACTACCGACATTGAAAGTGAATTTAATGATTTGGCAGTACAGTATCGAGGGCAAAGTCCCGCTTAGAAATAATTCCCTTGGAGGTCGGGAATAAAAAATGCCCTCCGCTTTAAAAAAGTTGCGACACCTTATTAAACAAGAGCCTACAGGCTACGGAGGACTTTGTCTTCTGTTTCCTGTAGGCTTTTTATGTTTTAAGGTGTCGCATTGCAAATATAATAATTCAATCATCATTCATTCATCAAAAAACGAACATTATGAACAATTTTAAACAAGCCCCTTTACCATTTCAAGGGCAAAAAAGACGCTTTTTAAAGGCGTTTAATCAGGCTTTAAATAGCTTTTCAAAAGATGCCACTTACGTAGATTTATTTGGCGGTTCTGGGCTATTAGCTCACACCGTTAAAAAGAAGTACCCAAACGCCCGGGTAATTTGGAACGACTACGATAATTTTAAGCAACGTTTAGAAGCTATCCCGGAAACAAATTTGTTGCTTCAATCTTTACGTAACTTATTAGCAGATTATCCAAGAGATAAACGAATCACCGGTATAATGCGTGAGGTAGTTATTAAGCTGATAGCAAGCCACGAAAAGAAATACGGCTATTGCGATTATATAACGCTTTCTGCTTCACTTCTTTTTGGTGGTAACTATTCTACCGATTTAAAAGACTTTAGCTCTAAAACCTTCTATAATCGTATTCGTTTAAGTGATTATAATGCTGAAGGTTTTTTAAAAGATGTAGAACGTATACAGGTAGATTATAAGAAAGCTTATAATGATTTTAAAGGTGATAATACGGTTTTTTTAGTTGATCCGCCTTACTTAACTACTGATGTAAGTTCGTACAATAGCGGCGCATATTGGAAGCTAAAAGACTATTTAGACGTATTGAACGTGCTTGATGCGTCTGAGTATTTCTATTTTACCAGTAACAAAAGTCAGATCGTAGAGCTCTGCGAATGGATTGAAACAAGAACCTTAACCGGCAACCCCTTTGAAGGTTCTACAATGACCACTACGGGCAACAAGGTAAATTATAATTCTGGTTACACTGATATAATGCTTTATAAAAATGAATAAGTACCACAAGACACTAGATACAATTTTAAGTAAAGGAAAAACTCAAAAGAACAATAAGGGAGCAATTAAGTATTTATTAAATCAAAAATTGCATTTAAAGCCTTTGGATTTACTAGATATACTTGAAGGTCATCAAGTACCCAGGAACAAATTAAAAGGTGAGCTTAAACTTTTTATGTCGGGAGAACGACAAACTGAAGCTTATCGAGACATAGGTGTAGAATGGTGGAACTATTGCGGTTCTATTTTGGTTAATTCATATCCTACATACTTTGAAAAGCTTCCACCTTTGATTGATAAGATTAACAGAGAAAAGCGACCAAGTAAAAATTATGTTTTGTTTTTGGGATCTACAGATGCCGAAAGTAATCAGCAACCTTGCCTTAGCTTAATACAATTTCAGATTGAAAGTGGAAAGCTTGTTTTGAGTGCCTACCAAAGAAGTTCGGATGCTTCGCTTGGACTACCGGCTGATATATACCATTTATATTTAATTAGCCGTGAAATAGATTTGCCGTTGAAGTCTATAACCTTGACACTTGGCAACGTTCATATTTACGAGAATAACATTGAGGCTACCCAAAAGCTCTTAGAAGGTAAAAAGCCAAAGTTTTCCCTTAATGTTTAAACCAAAATAAAACCCCATTTAAAAGCTATTTAAATGGGGTTTAAAATGTACTTTTCGTTTTAAATTTTTGGACTTTTCGTTTTGCCGATTATATAAGCGTCTGTGTCCGCAGGACACAGGACCGCAATTGAAGATAAACGTTGTTGGCTAAAGTGCTTTTCCGTTTTGCTTTTAACGAACTTTTTGTCAATTCCAGTTTATCATTTCTGAGTTTTTTTGTCAGCCGCGTTCATATTTTTTTCTGAAAACAAATTTTGAATTAACTTTTTATCCGTAAAGCTTTGAAAAAATAGAGTAGTGGTGAGAAATTTTTATCCGCAAGAAATTTTCCGTATCGGTTTATTGGGTTTGAGTGAGTTCAAGTCCGCCGAGTTCAAAATTTTTATTTTGTAAATCTAATTGTTTATTATTTTCCGCACAGATTTTCAGTCAATTTCTCCATTTTTGTTTTTCGGTTTGGGTAAGTTTTCAAATTGATATTTTTAGTTTTATGTTTTTGTTTTTTGTTGAAATCACTTTTATCCGTCCAGATTTTGAGTTAGTTTCGAGTTTTCGATTTAAAGTAAGTTTGAAAAATAGGAAGTTCAAATTTAACGCACGGAATATATTTCGCATTTTTGCCAACGGTCTTGTATAATTACCCAGCTAAGGGAATTTGGAAACTAAAGATAGTAAAAAGAACTGACTTTGACGCGTGAGCGTCTGTGTCCGCAGGGCACAGAACCTTAGTTGGAATTATACGTTGTTGTAAAACGTTTTTATTTTGACTCTATCTTCAATAATTGGTTTAAAATAAAGCTTTTATTGTCAAGCCTATCAAGTCTTCCAATTTTAGTTACGTTAAAATATAAATAAACGAAATAATCAGTTTTGGGTTCTTCTAGTGTAATTTCTTTTTCATCATTAACTATAAAAGTTATAGGAAATTGATTTTTATTTAATTTAATGATTTTTTCATTTTCAAATCCAGTGTTGGTATCAATTTCTCCATCATCAGATTTAATTGACACACCTAAAACAATATTTTCGATTTCCTTATAAGAATAGGTTTTAATTTTAAAAATAACAGAAGAAGAATCCACATACTTAGAACGTGTAACTCTCTTAATTTTAATACTATCCAAAGGTTTTTCTTTCATTCCAAAATTGAGTTTTAATTTAGAGTCTATAATTTCAAATGTTCCAATACCTTGTTTATTTATTTCAAAAATATGTGTTCCGCAAAAAGATTGTTTAATTTTTTTTTGATCGTGTAAATATGGTGATTCATTTAAAAATGAAGTGTAGCCAAAATCCGTATCATTTAAAATTGTAATATATTCTAATCCATCATTTGATAAATATATTCCTGGTTCAATAGTTTTTTGACTATAAATGTTCAAACTGAAAAAAATAGATAGAAAAAATAATACCTTCATAGATTGATTTTTTAGTCAAATGTTTTACAACGGATTGGCTATGGTTTCGTTGCGTGAAAATCCGCAAGGATTTTCCGCCGTGAACCGAAGATAGCAGATTTGCGAGGACTTTCCGAGAGGAAAGTCAGAAGCAATGAACTATAGCCGGTGTTGTAATGCGTTTTTATTTATTAGTTCTTTTGTTTTCAACCTTTTCTTCAGGTGTTTCTTTTTTCCAAGTTATGTTATAATTTCTGTCAGTTTTATAATTCGTCCAACTTTCAATTCCGTCTTTCTCAAAATATAATCGTGTATGTAATTCATAACTTTTTGCGCTTAAAAATGTTAGTCCGTTTTCTTCGCAATATTTTTTTCCAGCTTGTTTGTTTCTATACTTTATCAAATAATCCCAAGAGCGAAAAAATATAAAACCACCAATAAGTATTGTCAAAATGATTATTCCAATGATTTTCATTTAGCGAGTCTTATTTGGAATTCAGTCATTTTTCCGTTTGCAATATCTTTTAAGTCGTTGAGTGCTTTCTGAAACCAATATTCCGTTTTGTTCTTGTCAAAATAGCTGAAACAAAATTCCATTTCAGTCGCATCAAATCCGCCACAAAAGTTGTCAGTTTGAAATTCATCACAGCTTTCAATTTCACTCCATTCAGTTAATGTTAAATTCCGATTTAGAATGTCTTTGAAAATATCTAATAGTTCATTGTTAACTATTAATTTCATTGTCGATTGCGGTTTTTCTTAAATGCATTACAACGGTCTCGGCTATGATTTCGTTGTGGAATCATCCGCAGGATTATTCCGCCGAAATCCAACCGCTTCATTTATAAATTAAACATTGTTTTAGCTTTTTGCCACAATGAATTATAGCCATTGTTGGCAATAGTTATTATTTTTTCAGCCCTTTCAGCTATGTTTTTATAATACTGATAGTCGCTTTCCACTTCACTATATTTTTTTCCTAAACTATCTCTTTGATTTTGTGGGAAATTCAAGTCGCTATCGTAAATAATTGTCGTTAATCGCTTTTTCTCAAATCCGTTCCACTTAAAATCTTTGTCATTTACTATTTTTTCCAATTCGATTACCAATTCCTCGCGATATTCATTGAGATTGTCAGATTCGTCAAATTCAGATTACTTTAGTAGGCAAGAGATAGCAGATATTTGATTCAAATCCGTAGATTGAATCAAAGTTTTAATCAATTCCGTTTGAGTTGGTTTCGGCAATCTGAATAATATTGGATTTCCTCCTCCGTGATATTCCGAATCAAGTTGAGTTTTTATCCATTCAGATTGGTCTCTTTGGTCAATATATTTAGTTTCCCATCCATCACTTTCGATTTGGGTCATTTCAGATGTCAATTTTTCAATTGATTTTCTATTTGTGATGAAATTCTCGATGTTCATTCTAATTATTGCCAACGATCTCGTATATCGCTTCAAGTTGCGATCGCTAAGAAACGAATATAGCTAAAAAACATTTAATAATTGAACGTGCCTGAGAAATGTC